GGCGGGTTTTCCGTCAGTTGCCTTTTGGGGGTTGGCTTGCGCTGACCCCCTTTTTTTGCTTTAAACTTGACGCTTTCCACAAAACATGGTTAACATTCTCCACATGAAAACGATATCTCAAGAAGCACTATCCGCAATTCGCCACAAGGTCGAGGCCGCCGGCTACAAGATGAGTGACGTATGCCGCGTTGCCGAGATTGATCAGGCGCAAGTATCCCGCTGGATGAGTGGGACCACAGAGCCACTATACGGCAGTGTGATGCGCTTGGATCAGGCTGCCGATGCGCTGGTATCAGCTCGCCTCATAGTGCTTAACAAGGCCATGGAGGACGCCGTCAAATGAGCCGCGTCATAGGTATTGATTGCGGATTAAGTGGCGCTATAGCCCTGCTGGATGACGGCAAGATGGTATCGGTACACGATATGCCAACGCTCACCATAGAGTCAAACAAGAAAGCCAAGCGCCAAGTGTCAGCGCCCATGCTGGCGGCCATCATTGCTGAGATCAAGCCAGATCACGCCTTTGTAGAAAAGCCTGCAAGCCGACCTGGTCAGTCAGTCGTGGCAATGTTTGGCTTTGGTCGTTCACTTGGCGTAGTCGAGGGAGTCTTGGCAGCTCTGAATATTCCTGTGACCTATGTTGCGCCAGCGACTTGGACAAAGGCAATGGGTAAGCCCCAAGGCAAGGACGCATCAAGGCATCGCGCCATGGAGTTATTCCCCGAGCACCAGCAGCTCTTCAAGCGGGTGATGGATGATGGCCGTAGTGAGGCAAGTTTGATCGCTGTATGGGGTATTCGCCATGGATAACAAAGAACGTGCCGTCATGCGCGAACACATCATGTACTTGGCAAATCAGTTGGAGATAACCCGCAGAGCCAATCAGCAGCAGATCGTCTTCATCAAAAGAATACTCGACCCCGAAGACCTCGGTCACGCAGTCAGCAATGAATGCCGGCAGATCGCATACACATTACTCATCAACAGCTCACACCAAGAAAGAGACTCATGGCAACATCAAGAAAACAATTAAGACTCAGGCCAAGTGCAGCATCCCGCTGGATCGCCTGCCCTGCCAGCGCCAAGCTAAGTGAGCTTGTGCCTTACCAGCCAGCAGGCGAGGCAGCGCAAATAGGCACAGCCATACACGCGCTGGCCGAGACTTGCTACCAGCTCGACACTGACCCCATCGACTTTGTCGGCCAAGAGGTCGAGGGCATCACAATGACTGAAGAGAATTGCGACTTTGCCTTGGAGCACATAAAAGCAATATGGGCGATTCAAGATGAGGTGGGCAAAGATGGATTCATCAGGGTCGAGGCTGATGTCAAGCTGTACCACACCAATGATGTGCTGCTGCAAGGCACTGCCGATGTACTGGGCTTCTCCAACATCACAAAGAAGCTCACCATCGCAGACCTAAAGACAGGCCGCGGCTATGTGGACGCTGACTCTGAGCAATTAAAAATATACGCACTGGCTGCTATGGCCTCCAAGATATTGCAGCCCAAAGAGATTGAGTTTCAGATCATCCAGCCGCATCATGGCGAGAAGCGCATACACCGCATGAGTGCTGATGAGTTGGGTGTGTGGGAGACGCAAGTGCTGCTGCCGGCCATAGATGACGCCATCAGCGACAACCCCACCTATAGGCCATCAGAGGCGGCCTGCCAGTGGTGTCCCGCCAAACACATATGCTCGGCACAAAAAGAGCAATTCGATATCGTGGCGGCGCAGCCCGACATCACCATCTTGAGCAAAGATGAGATCACTGCAGTCATGTTGTCTCTTACGCCGGCACAGATCACCGCCATATTGGACAAAGCGCCATTAGTGGAGAAGTTCATTGAGGCAGTCAAAGAGCACGCCACTAAGCAGATGGAGGGCGGTGTAGTGCTACCAGGCTGGCAGCTACAACCCAAACGCGCATCACGCAAATGGATTGACTCAACAACAGCGCGTCAGGCATTAACTGACGCTGGACTTACAGACTCACAGATATTTGAGACTGAATTAATTTCTCCTACGGCGGCTGAAAAGTTACTGCCAAAGGAACAAAGAGTTATCTTGGACGCATTGACGGCCAAGGTATCAACCGGACTCACGCTCGCAAAAGACCGCGGCTTGAGTCAATAATGCAAACCCAAACTTAGAAAGCAAAAAGCAAAATGTTAAATCTCTCATCCGGTGGTGGTAATGGTAATTACATCCGATTCAGTCCACAGGCAAATGCTTGGACTAACAGCCTCGGCGCTGAAATTCAATTAAAGAAAATCGTGTTTGACATCGATGCGGTGCAGACAGGCTGGCTCCAACTTGGTGTCGGCATACGCGACTGGCAACCCGACTCAGAGTTAGGACGCAAGGGCGCACAGCCTACACCTGACCACAAGCGCGGTTTCATTGTCACTTTCTACAACAAAGAAATTGGCACTTGCGAATGGTCATCCAGTGGCGTAGGTCCGAACATGGGCTTAGAAAAGCTGTACACCGAATGCGCTAGTCAGCGTGCCGCCAATGCAGGCAAGATGCCTGTGCTGGAGTACACCGGCAGCAAGCTGGAGAAGATCGGCAAAGGCACTACACGCATCCCCAACTTCACCATAGTGAGCTGGATTGACAAGCCTGCCGGTATGGGGCAGAGCGATGAGGAGTATGTGGCACAGGCAGTGGTGGCTCCAGTGCCAGCACCTAAAGCTGTTGCTGCACCAGCTCCCGCGCCTGCGAAGACAGTGATGGCTGCCGCCATTGAAGATGACGAAATGTTTTAAGTAGTAGTCAGTAAGTGCCGAGGTGTAACAGCCTCGGCTTTTTTTTCCTCTAAAAAAATGGCAGCATATAAATGCAAGCAGAACAAATAGCCAAGTCGCTAGGCAACGCGAAGAGAGCCAACGGCCAATGGGTGGCAAGTTGCCCAGTGCCGTCCCACGGCAAAGGTAATGGCGACAAAAACCCATCACTGTCAGTACACATCGATGACGAGGGCAAGCCACTATTTCACTGTCATGGTGGTTGCACTCAGGAGTCAGTATTCCAAACCATCAGAGATATGCAGCTCTTACCCGAATTAGAAGAACGCCCAGACCCACTCGCCAACATCAAGCCATTACCCAAAGTTGAGTTTCAGCAGGAGTGGCAGTATCAGGATGAAGACCGCGTCACAGTGTTTGTTAAGCACCGGCTGCGCGTTGGGGAGTCTGGCAAGACTTACAGGCTCTACAAAGTTGATAGTGACGGCAAGCGCTACCCTACGCTGGGTGACGCAAGGATCGTCCCCTACAAGCTACCCGAGCTGCTGGACGCGAAGACAGCGGGGCGCATCATCTATCTGGCCGAAGGCGAGAAAGCCGTAGACGCGCTGATGAGTCTCGGCGTGGCGGCCACCACAGCTCACAGCGGCGCAGGGCATTGGCCCGAAGCGATAACCGAATATTTCGCTGGCGCCAATGTAGTCATCCTGCCCGACAACGACTTGAGTGGCTGGAGCTACGCACGCAAGGCAGCAGAGGCCATCCTGCCAATTGCCAAGGCGGTCAAGGTCGTAGACCTCGGACTGCAGGGCCTTGGCGATGACGCCTACGAGTTCATTGAGGCAGGGGGCGGCAGGGCAGAGCTGGCAGCACTGGTTAAGGCAGCGCCAAAGCTGACCAGCGTGGATGATGTAACGATACCCGAAAGACTACAGGCTTATCAACCGAATGCGCCAATTGATGTGCCGCAACCACTGGCAGAGGACATCGCCAAGGAGTTTGCACCTGACCCGCCAAAAGAAGCATCCCCACCCAAACCCGCCAAGACCATCAAGATTGAATCTTGGGATGAGATACAGGATGAGCCAGTCGAGTGGTTGATTGAGGGGGTTATCCCTAAAGGCTCATTCACAGCGCTTTATGGGCCGCCAGGCTCATTCAAGTCGTTCATAGCCCTAGACATTGCAGAGGCCATAGCCACAGGGCGCAGTTGGATGGGCAGGTCAGTAAACAAGACAGGCGCGGTGCTGTACTTGGCAGGAGAGGGCTTTGGCGGTATCGGCGCACGCATCAAAGCCTGCAAGCTGCACCACCAAACCGAAGATGGAGCGCCAATCTACATAGTCAGACACCAACTAAACCTGAGGTCTAGTGCCGAGGACTTTAACGCGCTGATGCTGGCAGTAGTGCAGCTGGTGGAGCAGACAGGTATGGAGTTTCAGTTAGCCATCGTAGACACCTTGGCTAGAGCATTTGGCGGCGGTAATGAGAACAGCTCAGAAGACATGGGCGCATTCATTACGGCCATGGGTAAGGTCCAAGAATTCCTTAAGTGCGCGTTGATGGTGCTGCATCACAGTGGTAAGGACGCAGCCAAAGGACTGCGCGGTCATTCTTCCCTGCTTGGCGCAGTAGATACAGAGCTTGAATTGCTCAGATTTGACGAGCAGCTCAAGGGCGTGATCACCATCAGCAAGCAAAAGGATGGAGCCGACAACGAGAGGTTCGGCTTTGAGATGGTGGAGGTAGAGATCAAGCCGGCGGGACTCGGACTTAGCGAGCCAGTCGTCAGTTTGGCGGTGCAGGCCAGCGATTCAGCCGTCAACGAACAACCCAAAAGGGCAGGCAAGAGTAACGCCGGAAGTGGCAAGAATCAGCGCCTTGCGATGCAGTGCTTAGAGAAGATGGTCAAAGAACATGGATCAGCAAAGTACATCGAAGGTTTACAACGCCATGCCATCAAGTTGGAGCTGTGGCGGCAGGAATTGTGGTCAAAGATGGGGTGTACTGATGAAGATAAAAGCTCATTCAAGATGGCGTGGAAGCGTGCCAAGGACGATCTACAGAAGTCAGGTGAGGGTGACATCAGGGATCAGTATGTGTGGTTGCAGCGTAAAAGTGAAGACTTTGATGCTGTATGAATAGACAGGTAACAAGTAACAAACAGGTAACAAACGTAACTTGTTTGTATCGTACAGGTAACAAGTAACAAACCGAGAGTCTAAGACTCGGAGGTTTGTTACCACTGTATGTGACCAAGTAGCACCAAAATGGGGATAAACGAAATGGCGACAAAGAAGACAGCAAACAAGCATCCAGTGGTGGAGATACTAAGTCCAAAGTCAGACCCTTGGACAATTCACGTTCAATCAAAACTGGTGGAGGTGGAGTCAGTTAAGGCGGCAGCAGATAGGAAATGGGGAGAAAACCGACTGTGTACTTTGGTAAACAGTGAGGTGAGGGAGAAATTCTGGACTCAGAACACAAGATTGCATCAAGCGATGGCGGCCAAAGATCAGGCAAAGTTTGATTCCAGCGTGGCGGGAATGATCAGGGCATATGCCGCGTTGGATCAGATGGCGACAGATGATGGGTGCGAGCCAGCCGATACAGGCATACCGAGGATTGAGTGGGAAATGCAAAATGGTCAGACCATGGTCATTGTGCGAACAGTCAATGAGGCCGTGTCCATACAGAAGTCTCGACAAGAAATATCCAACCATCACATTTGGTCGATGCAGGAACTCGAAGCACTGCTGGCCGATCCAAGGATGCAGGAGGTGATAAAGATCAAGGCGTTGTTTCCAACAGCTCAATTGACCAGTTTCAAACCGACTTCAGAATTCAAGCCTGGCGGTGCAACCGGCTTTGATGACTTTGTCGATGACCTTACTTTCAGCGACAATGACACCATGGATTACAAGTTCAACTCTAAGCAAGCAGAAAGGTTCAGAGATGGCTCAAATTAAGCTCATGGCGGCACTTATCCGCGAAAAGGTACTGGACATAGTCCAGCGCATCAAAACGGCTTTAAAGCGGGGTTAAGCATGGCTGGGACACCAAAGCGCAGAAAGGATGTCGCATTTCTTAACGATATGCCCGAAGAAATGATATTTGCCATGGTCGAGTCAGGTAAAAGCATTGGCGACATCTGCATCGAACTGGGCATAGGCAAGCGTGCGCTAGACGATTGGATTGAGGAAAACGATCACAGTGCTATGATTACGCGCGCGCGTGTGCGTGCCGCCGATCTTATGGCTTGTGACACGATAAAGATCGCAGACGGCATGGATGTCGATCACGCGCAGCGCGATGTCCAGCGCATCCGCACGCGGCAGTGGCTGGCCGAAAGGTGGGATCAGAAGACTTATGGCTTACAAAAGGCGCAACAGATCAACATCAACGTGCAAGACCTACGCATGGCGGCACTGCGCCATGTCGAGGTCGTTGACGACTTATCCACAGAAAAAGGCCAGTGATGCACACGCTGGCCTGTGGACAACT